GTTAAGAGATCCGGAACTTTTCCAGCGACCCCTGGAGCACGTGCCAGATGGAAATCCAGCACGACTTGAACCGTTCTTCAATTCAGCAATAACTCCGGCGCTAACACATAAAGCGCTTCCATGACAGTACACATAACATCGGCTTCCAGAGTCTCCAGCCAACCCTCCGCAGTCGTGATACTTCCCTTGGAAGCCTCGAGCCTTTGGAGGAAGTAGTTGCGGTAAAGGCCCTTCGCAAATTGCTGTAGGCCCGCCGGCAACTGAACAGTGGCCATAGAGATGGGCTCAAACTCGCCCAATAGGTATTTCAACAGAAATTTCCGACCTAACGTATCACTCAGTGTGGTGCTGAGCTCACGCGTCGTACTGGCGTATCGCATAACCGCATCCACGAACTCATTGAGCTCGTGACCATGAAGATGGCGTACAACATACTGCCCGAAGCCGTTCCACAATTTCTTCAAGCATCCGTAAGCCGGCGGTCCCTCGAACGTTCCACATCGTCGGGCAACCGCGTCCCACGTCAAAGCGCCTGAATCCTTTGCAGCCGTTACTTCGGCTCGTATTTTGATCGCCTCTTGCACAGCTGCGCAGACGGTCCGATTTAAGCCAGCCACTTGAGGACCTCCCCTCATTCGTGTCTTTCGTGGCCATCTACAGCATGACAAGAGTGATATCCTGCGCATAACAATGTGCGAGACACCACTCCCGTCTGAGGCAACAATGCCCCGCCGTAAATCTGCCCGATATTGTTCTGTTGCCTCAGTGGGTACCTCCACCCCCAAGGATTCACCCAGATACGCGGCAACGCTGTCCGCTTGTTCAACGGCACCTGGTGTCTCCGGGCCCAACATCGTGATCTTGTCCATGTTCCGCTGCAACTCAGCGAGTTGTTTCACAAACATGGGTTTCGAACCACCAAACTTGGCCGAATACCAAGTTGTACCAGGTCGCAATACTCCAAGTCCACCTTCACTCGGTGCTCCTTCGAGAACCTCGCGTCGGATACGAAAACTAAGCTTAGTCTTGGTGATACATACACCGTTAGCGCCCGACAGGCGTTTCACTTCTTCTGGTGTGAACCTAATTGGTGCAAGACCTTTCGGATCCAACAGAAGTGTAACCCAAGAAAAGTACGATGATACTTCACAATAGATCCTAACCATAAGGCCAGGATCTAACCCTCTTCGTACCGCTCGTTCGCAATTCGTGGCGACCGCCTTAATGACGGCCACATTATGAGGCAGCTTTCCTGCAGTTTTCGCAGGTGGCCCGGTCAATACCGAATAGACACTACGTGCTGGCATACCACGCATCGATCCATTCGCATATATGATCCTAAAATATATAGTGGCCCGCCTACTTACAATCTGCTTCTTCTCATTAGCCTGATAGCCAATGGCAGCCATCGTCTTCACGGATTCAACGGCAGCATACAAAGTCGAATAGACCTCAGCTACATCGTCGGCTCTGTTGAAACACAACAATGCTTTCAACATTGGCCCACCTTTTCGTTCAAGCTCCCGATCCCTAAGGGCCAAGCGCGTTCTCGAAATTTCAGTGTTACCCTCAAGCGTCTCCCATCTCCCTGATTGCTGCGTCGCACTGCAACGCACCAAATAGGATTTGTTCGACTGCCCAACCTGACGTATGCGTTCACCTGTCGGAACTGGTGTGCCCACGCCATCATAGAAAGGCCTTGAGTTAGCCTGAGCCAGCATCTCATCGATCTTCGTCTTGAGACGCGCCTCCGCAAATACGGCAGAAGTATATATTGCCAGATCATGTGACTCAATCATCTTCTGCAATGCTGCACATACATCATTGCGAGCTTCGTCGTCTCGGATGTACATCTTCGACAAATCGTACATGACTTCCTTGATAATCCGTTGCTCACAATACTGTACATAGTGGTCCCATTTCTTAAAATCATAC